GCTAACGATCTCGCTAACATGATGAAACCTGCTCTAAGCAAAGGCAACATTAAAGTTGTGGCCAGTACTACTTGGGAAGAATACCGCAAGCACTTTGAAAAGGATCGTGCATTGATGCGCCGATTCCAACGCATCACTGTTGACGAGCCCACACAAGAAATGACTTACAGTATCTTGCAAGGTATTAAGAAATACTACGAAGGATTCCACAATGTTAAGATTCGCAACGATGCTATCCAGGCCGCTGTTAAGTTGTCCGTTAAGTATCAAACAGACAAGAAGCTTCCGGATAAGGCAATTGACTTGATTGACGTGGCTTGCTCGCGTTTTAACTTAAAGATATCCGAAGATCGTACAATCGGTGAACGAGAAATCCAATACGAACTTGCTAAGATGGTACAGATGCCAGAAGAAAAGATTATGGAAACAGAATCTAGTAATCTTTCCTTATTGCAGGAAAACTTAGTAGCAGAAGTATATGGGCAAGACCTTGCTCTTACAGAAGTTGTTGATAAGATTATGGTTGCCCAAGCTGGTTTGAAAAGTGAAAACAAACCAATTGGTAGTTTTGTATTCATGGGGCCAACTGGTACAGGTAAGACTGAAACTGCTAAATCGCTTGCTAAGAACTTGGGTGTAAAGTTGCTACGCTTTGATATGTCCGAGTATCAAGAAAAGCATAGTATCTCTAAACTAATTGGTAGTCCTCCTGGCTATGTTGGGTTTGAGGAAAATGCTGGACAATTGATTACTAGTATTCAAGAATCGCCTAATGCTGTATTGTTGTTAGATGAAATTGAAAAAGCACATCCAGATGTTATGACTGTATTGTTGCAAGTAATGGACAATGGTTTCATTACAGGCTCGAATGGGAAGCAAGCAGATTGTCGTAACTTAATTCTTATCCTTACTACAAACGCCGGTGCGCAAAGTGCAGAAAAGAATGCTATTGGGTTTGGTGGGCAAGATAAAGAATATAGTGATGCAGACTTGAAGAAATTCTTAACTCCGGAGTTCCGCAACCGTTTGGACGGTATTATTACATTCAAGAAACTTAGCAAGGAAACAATGGTTAAGATTGTTGGCAAATTTATTGATGAATTGCGTTCTCAGGTTAAAGAGAAAGGAATTAAGATTAAAATCAATAAGGAATCTACAGAATGGTTGCTTACTAAAGGCTTTGATAGCAAAATGGGTGCCCGACCTCTACAACGTGTTATCGACAAAGAAATTAAACGCAATCTTGCTAAAATGATGTTGTTTGGTCCTTTGAAAAATGGCGGAAGTGCATCTATTACTGTTGATAGTGTAAACGACCAATTAGTAATTCTTGCTATTCCAAAAGAGGTCAAAGTTCCACTACTAACTGTAGATTCTACGGATACTATTGCAACAGAAGATGTTATTTAAGACTACCAGACGTTTATTTAGGGGAATATACCAGTACAAAATTGTATTGGTATGCTCCGACGCTGGCGTGTTTCGGTCGGGCGATATGGCCGAAGCACTGTTAAAATTGAATACAAAACAATCAATTAAAAATTATAATGACAGATTATACGGTATCGATGTAGCTAAACTATTAATAAATCAAAAAGATTTAGATATACGTGTAGAAAATCCGTGGATTAGTATATACACTAACGATCGTAAACTTATTAACCAATTAGCTAAAATTAATGAATCTCATGTAAAATATATTGCAGAACCCGATGTTAATACACAGTTAGCAGAAGGTACAGTTGTTATGCCCAAGATGGATTACGATTATCGTATTACCATGGGCAAAACTGTACAACCAAATTATTCATTTATAGAATGGGCTGAAAAAAGTCCTAAATGTAAATTAACTAAAAGCTGTATTAGAGATTTGCAAAAACCCAGGAGTTGGGGCGGTACGCACTTCTATATTACAGGCGATAATAATTTATTGCTAGCTAAAATGCACCTGGGCGGGAGCGTTAGCAAAGTAGAGCGCATAGTTAAAAAATAAGTTCAGGTAAAAGCGATAAATACTCTAACCGCAGAGTTTTCTGCTGATTAAAATTAAAGAGCTTAAAAATGCGCATACACGAACTATTAGAGGGCAGATTTTTTGACGATAGCAAGTTTGTCAAACATACTGCGGAAGGCCGAGAGCTTGACTATGATTTATCCGAAGATTTAATACATTTCATGCACAATGACGATGATGTTTACCGTCGACATGTATACCCTGCTATTTCTAAATGCATAGATTTAGTACAATCAAAAAAACCAACAAATTTAAAAATATTTAAAAGTTCTGTAGAAGAGAGTTATAAACAGTACATCCACCAATTTCCTATTAAGGAACTTCCAGATCATTTGGACAATAAAGTATGCGAAGAAATTTGCGATAAAATACACGAAGATATTATCCAACATATCAAAGACGGCAAGTATAAGGGTTAATAGTGTTACTTAGAGAATTATTTCTTTTTGATGCAAAAGCAAAACCTGCCGCAACAGACGACGGGATGGAAAAATACGGTCGGCCATTTAATCACCCTGAACATTTAGTATTTTTTAAAGGTTCAGCTGGCACACTAGAAGCACTTGGCCACTTTAAAGAGATTGCCAGCGAGCGAGCAGGCAAAACGACTGTACGCCGTAAATGGGACGGTAACCCTCAAGTGTATTGGGGTCGCGAAACTAAAAATGGTCCGCTGATCTTAGCAGGACACAATCAATGGGGAAAGAATGTAAAATCCGACAACCCGCACGATATATACGATTTTATTGTAAACAAAAGTGGTAATCCTAAAACGCCAGAAGAATTAGAAAAACGTAAACAATTTGCCACAAACTTTAGTAATTTGTATCCACTGTTCGATGCCGCAACTCCTAAGAATTTTGTAGGGTTTGTATATGCCGACAACCTGTTTGGAGTAGAGCCTGGAAATCCAAAACGTTTAGCTCCTCCAACTAAAGAATACCCGCAAGGTGTATGGGAGTTTAGTCCTAATCCACTAAGCGATACAACTTACCATGTAGATGCGGCCAGCGACTTAGGTCAACGTATTAGTCGAGCGCAAGTAATGGTAGTAGGGCATGCAACTTTTCCATCATTCGGTGCAGACGATCGTTCGCAAGTACCTAAAGACAGCTTTGAAGAGTTTAACGGCACACCTGGACTTATTGTTCAAGGGCCTATCTATACAGATGAAGCACCAGAAGTAGATATTAGTGCAGTTGATGACATGATCGAATATGTAAATAAGCACGGTGCAGTAATCGATGGCTTCTTAAGTAGTTTACCAGATCCTGATAAGAATGGAATCTTCTATCCATTCTTTAATGCTAAGAGTAATGAGCATGCTAATGGTCAAATAGACTTTGGTAGTATTACTGGACAAGACTTTATAGACTGGATGACCAAGAAAGGTGTTAGTGCTAAGAAACAAGAACATATCAAAGCAATGGTGCAAGCACATCCTGGTGGGCTAGATGCTATATTGTTTTTGATTAAAGGCATACGAAATATGAAAGATACTGTAGATGCCGCAATCAAAGCACAACCTCGTAAAGAAATTTGGGACACGCACGGTGAAGGGCATGTTCGTTACGCACAAAAGAATCACAAATACGGAAATATTAAGTTAGTGCCAACTACATGGGCGCCAGGCAAGAAGCCTGTAGGAGCACCACAATGAAATTAAGACAGATTTTCGAATCACATCACAAAGCAACTGCGGCATTTTGTTTTGGTCGCTTTAATCCTGCACATCAAGGTCATGCTCGAGTATGGGAAGCTGTGGCACATGCTGGACAGCATTGGTACATTGGCACTAATCCTTCCACTATCGGTCCAAACGATCCGCTACCATTTGCTGTTAAGTCTGCTTGGATGGCAGCTATCGATCCGCATGTAAAAGGACATATAGTCGGTGAGCAAAGTGTTGTTACGCTTGCGGCTAAAATATTCCAGCAAGTAGGTGAAGGTGCTACTGTTGCTTATATTACAGATCATACCGACTGGGCATGGAGCGGAAAGTTATTAAATGACTATAACGGTAAAGAAGGCAATCACGGGTATTACAATTTTGCTAAAATTATCCACGTTGAAAGTCCCCGTGTAACTAGTGCTACAGATTTACGCAATGCCGCAAGAGCAGGCGATGAACAAACATTTTATCATTTAGCAGGAGTAGATCCTGAACTAAGAGTAGCTGGGAAAACATACTTTGAAACTGTAGCAGAAGCATTAGGACATCATCCTGAAAAAGTTAAACGTGCTAAGAAAGAAAAAGCTGTTGCAGCCGACGAAAGTATGATAGATGACAGCGATAGTGATACTAGATTCGATCCTCATCCGCATCATAGACAATGGTTTCCTATAGATGATCAATGGCCTGAAGTAGTTGGGGTAGATGGCAAACTACTCGATCCTTCTAAAAAAGAAGATGTCAATTTGATTAAATATGCTAATAAGACGTTGAGAGAAATGCGAGCACAAGATTTTGTATCGGAAGGACATCCAAACGCAGGAACAGGGCATACTACCGAACTAAACCCCCATCACGATAATGTTATGAAGGGTGTAAGTCGTAGTCGTGACGTTGGCGGGTATGATCGAGTGTATCACATGAATCGTATGATGATGGCCATGGCTATGCACGATGGCAAAGGGACACACCCGGTAGATAGTGCAGAAGAAACTTGGTTTGAAAAATACAATACTATGCATCCAATGACTCAAGAAGAAGATAATATGATTCGTGGTGCTATGAAAACTGTGCCTACAGATGGACAACACATTAGTAAATTTTCCAAGAGTAAAGAAGCGGACGGCGGCAACAAAGTAAGTCCAGTTGCTCAACGAAAAAAGAACAAGTACGGAATATAACATGCGAGCTAAAGAATTTATTATCGAAGCAACAGAAGCTGGTATTAATAATCCGGATCAAGTTGACGGCCACGGCAAAACACTTGCACAGATTGAGAAAACTAGCAAGAAAACTCAACCACACAAGGCTTACAAACCTAAGACATTTAAGAATGGCAAGTTAGGTGTGCCTGCCGGTGTCGAAGCTCATGATACACATAGTCAACATCAAAGTAATACAGAATACGGAAGTAAACGTGGTGAATTATCCGACGAAGCAAGTGCGGCGATGCCCGGAGCATTTAGTGTAGAAACATTACCTAGTGATTTCTA